AATACTTCGTAAGCACCAGCAAGTCCAACTTTTGTAATGAACTGCTTAGCACGTCTACGAGAAGCTTCTGTAATTCTCTGTACGAATACTGGCTTATCACCCTGTGCAAAAGTCTTAATTTCTGCAAACTGACCGTACTGTTCAAGTACTTTCTTTGGTAATACATCATTAATAGTTTCTTCCATAAGCGCGTATGCTTGCTTAGGATTTTCTTTATGTAATTTATTTAATTCTTGAGCAAAAGTCTCATTTAAAGTTGCGTATGAAAATTTATCTTCGCCCCATGAGTAAGCTGTAGGAGCAGAAGGGTTTGCATTAACAACGATTTTTCCTAATGCCAATAACTCTTTATAAGTCATAATTTATTTCTCCTCCTTATTTTGTTCTCTGAAGCTTAACAGCTGGTTGACCATCAGGCATTGTGTAAACTTTAACTACAGTAAATTCAATATCTCCTGAACCTGCAGCAAGAAAACCATCAGCGCCTGGAGTTACAGTATCTCCAACATTAAGGTCGATTCCATCATATTTTTCTCTGAAAGAACCGGCTCCACCAACAGTATTAGTTGTGAAAATATCGCCTACATTAGTCTTTACTAATCTTGGTGTCATTTCCTGTTCTGTAAAAGCATCTGCTTTCATTACATAATCTTTGTAAGATTCATCATGGTAATAACCATATAACTTAACTTCATTAAATACTAAAAGCCATTCGCCTTCGCCTGTAAAATTTACTTCTCCATTTGCAATATCATACTTTGCAAATTGACCATTTTCTAACTGCTTAATTTCTTTATTTGCAGGCAACTGCGCATAAATCTGACCAGTATGTGTCATAGATAAATGATTTGGCTCAACCTGGCCAAAACCAACTCTACTAATAACAGCCATTTATATATCCTCCTAATTATTCTTATTTTGAACTGAGCGACAAGCCTGTACCCAAGCCGGTACGCTATTGTCTTCTGTTGAGTTTAATGAATAAGTTGTAACAGACTGATATTCATTTTTCTGTTCTACTTCGTTATCTTCAAAAGAAACTTTTTTCCTAAAGCAAATTACAGAAAGTTTTTCTTCAATTTGCTCTAAAGAATATTTTTCTTTATTAGAAACAACTTCTTTCTTATCTTCATCAGATAACATATAGAAGCTATTAATTAAAGCATCTTTCTTTTCATTATCAACCTTATTTTTAAATGCTAAAAGACTCTGATAATCTTTTTCCATAGCAGAATATTTCTGCTCTAAAGCGGTGAATTTTTCTTCTAATAAGGAATATTTTTTATCCTTATCTTCATCATCCTCTTTATCTTCTTCTTTATCTTCATTATCAGAGGTTTCTTGCTCTTTTTCTTCTTCGTCTTTCTTTTCAAACTCAGTAGAAGTATCTGCAACTTCATTTTCAACAGATGAACCTTCTGTAAATTCTTGATTTTTCTCTGTAACAGATTTTTCATCTTTGTCCTGAATTGCTGAAAAATCTTCAGCAGGAGCTCCCGCTTCAATTTTTTCATTTATTTCAGCCATTGTCTTTCCTCCTTGTAACGCAAATTTTAAATCATTCATCATAGTATATAATGTAGCTTTAAATTTATCTACATCTTTACTAAAAGTATTACTAACTTCTGGTTTAGTAACACTAGAACCTTCAAAGCAAGGTTCTACATCTTCGCCTAAAATACATAACTTTGAGAATATTGCGTCATTTATTATAAAAAAGTCAATACCTGTATTTAAGTCTTGTGACCATTGTCCATTTAAAGTGTCTTCATCTAGCTCCATAGAATGCGGACGTCCGCTATCTTCAAAAGCCAATTTAGCCTCTTCGTATTGACCGGTCCATAAATAACCAGTAGTCATTAAATATTCTCTAACAACCTTGTTTCCAAAGTCATCTGTATCTTCAAAATTTTGAAACCACACTTCAGCATCCGGTGAAACAAATCCATAAGGTTTTGTCATACATTCAAATTTAATACCATCCGCATCGCAAACAACGCGTTCACCATGATCACCAAAGTCTTGTTTATCCTCTCTATACCAACCTACAATAGGAGCGCCACGCAATGTTTTAGACATTTCAGTAGCAACTTCTTTTGATATAAAACTACCATTTCTATTTTTACCAGTATATAATACTTTAATTTCGCATTTACTAAGGCCTGGATTAATATCTAATGGCTGTAAGTTGATAAATTCGGGATTGTCAATAGTGGCTATGCTCATTCTTGACATAAACCAAATCCTCCTTTAGCTCATTGATTCTCTATTCTGAATAGTTTTTTCACTTTTTTCATCATCAGGTTTTTCTTCGCGGCCGGCAGTGCCTTTTTCTTTCATTTCAGCAATGGCATCCGCGCTCATGGTATTACTACTCATTGGTGGAATAAATACATTTACTAAATCAAGTATATCATTTTCAAAATAAGCATTAGCTAATACTGAACTCTGACTCTGACCTAATGCAATTTGAGGTAGCATCTTAGAATAACCTAATTGAGTTTGCTCTTTATATAATTTAGCCATATCTTGATAATTGTAAATAGTGGTAGTTAACATTTGCACTTTATAATAAACTTTTTTAGGATTTTTATTATAAGGTTTAAGTAAATCATTTAAAAATGCTTCAAACTGCAAAAGTAAAGTATACATATGAGCAGCATCATTTAAAATAGATTTTTCAAGAGCAATATTACCGTCTGTATTAAATTGCATTTGTGAAACACCCGCTTCATTATAAACGGCTCTTTCTACTTTCTCTAATTCATCTGAAGATGTAGAGGTAGAAGTACTATCTGCCATGTCTGCAACATCTACATCAGCAAAAGTAGTTAAAACATCAATACCTAAAGCATTTTGCAGCATTTTAACCGCATTATTATGAAGAGCTTGAGCTTCATCTACGTCAAATACTAAATCACCATTTTTATCTATTGGCATTTTTTGAATAATAATTTTTAATAATTGTTGTTGCATCTTTTTTCTATCAAGAGCCTGCGCATCATCCAAATCAATAATTGCGGGAATGACAGATATAAATGCTGGATAATCATTATCATTAAGGTTAAATTTAATACTATTTTCAATATCTAGTAAATACCAACCTGCGGTATCCCCTTGAAAATCTGGCACCAATTTACCTTCTTTATAAAGAACATAACCTTTTTTAAATTCAGGCGGAAATAGATTTAACATTTTCATTTTTTGAGCAGTATCTCTAAAAGTGTCATCAAAAAATTTCATATTAAATTCTACAGCTGGCCGCCCATTAACAGAAAATCTTGAACGGCAGTACTTTGGCGGCAACTCTTGAATTACCATTCTATCCGCCTGAGGAACTTTATATCCATAATAGCATCCATTCTTGATAACTTTTAAAGCAACTTCACCAAAGAATTTCTTTACTTCAAAGTTATCAAGATAAGTTAATGCTTTATTAAAACCGTCTAATATTTTTTCATCTGTTATTTTATCAGAATTTATGTATGGAGTAATATACCAATCATATCTATATAAATAAGCCATGTAACGGCATAAACGTGAATAGATACCACTGGTTTTATAGAAAAAATTAGAAATATCACGCATAGCATCATAGTCACCATTCATAATGGCTCTTAATACCTCTGTTTTATCTCCCAGCTTAGGATTCAGACGTCTATAACTATCATCATCTAAGACTGCATTTTCTAAAGATTTAACTCCAATTTTTATTTTTGAGAAATCAACTGTATTATGAGGAATTGAATAATCATCTTCTACAATAGAAGCAACATTGGCATTCATATTAAAGCCTTTTTTCTTAATTTCTTCTCGTCTATTAATCAAGATAAATACCCAACCTTTCTAATAATGTTATAATTTTTTAATAGCCCGCTGCAGTCATAATATAGTCATAGTTCATTCTTGCTTCATCCCAGTATGGAATCACTACTAAAGTAATATTATGTTTATGGCAATACTCTCTTTTTTGCATATCATTATACTGTTGCTTACGCAATCCAGATATCCCGCCAAATTTGCTTTTAGCTTCGTAATGTTGAATACCTTGAAATTCTATTAAAAAATCTAAATCTCCATTATCATCAAAGACTGCAAAATCAAAGCGCAAAGCTCTACCATTCGTACTTACAAGGTCAGGAAAACTATATTCTTCTTTAAAATCCAATCCTGCTGCGGATAAAATGTCAAAAATCTTAATTTCGCCTCTGCTAGCTTTCATTTTAAAGCCTCCTTAATACATTAATATTTTAAAAAAACCCTAATTACTTTGATAAGAATTGACCACAATTTTTAAGAAAAGAATAAGAAATCTTCAATATTTCTCTTTTTTCTTTTTTTAGTGCGGTCTTCTTCTCTCTTTATATATAATAAACCATAAACGAAGGAAGAAAATTTATCTTTCTTTATTCCTCTTGAAGCCTGTTTTAAGATAATATTGGTTCCTTCATTACTTTCAACCAAATTCATCATCTGTTCTTTAAGAATAGATGTTTGTACAAAAGGCATCAAATAATCATTTCGTTGCTCTAATGACATATTTTGGCCCATCTTGGTACTCATTAATTTAGTTTTTGCGGCAGCTTCATCTATTAAAAATTTAAGTTTTCCACTAGCCATTTGAGTTTGCGTATAAGAATAGGCCTCCGTATTTATTGGTGCATTTCCTTTTATTAAAAATAAAGCATTTTCTTCAACGTTATTACCTCGAACCTTTTTATATTGTTCTGTAGCTTCTTCAAAAGTTCCACCCTCTACACCAAAAGGTGGAAAGTATTCGCCAGTTTCCGGGTCTTCTTGTGATGTAGTTAAGAAATCTACTAATCCTACACCTAGACCATTCGCATCAATAGCAAGGGCTCGCGCCTTATATTTATAAAATAATCTTTTTAAATTTATAGCTTGCGCTTCAAAATGTTCAGCTTCATAGGAATAAATACATACTAAGCTTTTTGTTGCAGTTCCTTGCGGTTGAGGTGTAACTTTAAATATGCTAGCTTCTGTTGTACATTCAGTTCTTCCTACATCGACGCCAATAACATAGTAAGCATTTTTATTACTGCGGCCACTATATTCATACTCCGGCTGTAATAAAACTCTATGTTTATCAAATTTTTCTGATGAGAAGAAACTATTCTCCACATCTCCAGACCAAAGGCTTCTATACTCTCGGTCAAAGGAATCTTCATTAAATGTTCCTTGTGAGCGCAGCTGTTCTACGAAATCTTCACTTAATAAACCTTCGCATACAGGTGTCTCATAAGTTCCACCCATAATCATAGCAGAATCCGGTTCTACTACAGATTGAATCAATAATTCTACTAATTTAGCATAGGCAAAGGTATTTCTGTACCCTGCTGTAGTTCCTTTTATTCCACATAGTTCGTTAAGCTATGTGCGTTCTCTTATGAACTGCTTATAATTTCTTATAAGAGTAGACTATATCTTCATCCTATTTTATTAGGAGCCCCCCGCTTCCATTCACTTGAATGTACGTCTTTAGACTAGTCGTTGAACTTTCCTTTGATTAAGGCTTAGCTGCTGATTACCCTCGACTATACGTTAGGGCTTTCCAGCAATTCAAGGGGTTACAACTATTGATTACTCAATAGCGACACTAATTGTTCTTTTTGTTCATTCGTTAACTGAGAATATGTTAAAGCATAATCTTTATAACTAATTCCATTTTTTATACAATCTAAAGTATAAGTACTTTTAACGTTAACTATTTCTGCCATCTTTTTTCTGGTAAAAATTTTAAATTCAAAATTACATAAAATTAAATGCACTTGAAATTCATTTAATTTTCTTTTAGACTGTATAATAGTTTTCTTTACTTTTTGCTCATAAAAATTAGTGCTATCACAAAAAATTTTATATATAGCTTTACGTTCTTCTAAAGGAAGAGAGTCATATTCTTCTTTATATTGACAATGATTTTCACCTTTTTTTATTCTACTAATTGTAGTTTTGGAAACCTCATAGATATCTGAGAGTATTTGTCCTGGTCTAGAACAAAATTCTATTGCAGATAAAATATTAAAAATATCTGACTGTGTTAAATGACTTCCGCCATTTGAAGGACCAAAATTTCCTCCTTCATTTTGATTATAACCATTTCTATAACTGTCATATTTTTTAATATATTCTTTTTCTTTTTCTCCAATTTCTTGACTTGTAATATCACCTTGAAATTCAATATTAAAACAAAAATTCTCTTCTCCATAAATATTAAATTCTTTTTGTAAAAAGCTATTATCATGCCTATTACCTCTTAAATCAGTAAAATGTCTAGCTCTTCTTCTAGCAATATTATTAGTTAGCCCTATATATTTTTTATGATTTACTAAATTTTCTATTTTATATATATAATACATAATTATCCTTATCCTTTTTTATATACTATTGTATATTAAAAATTATGCACATATTTTTGTAACGTTTTGCCCAAAAAAGTTAATGTATATTTGACTCTTGTTAACAACTTCTTCTTCATGTCTACTTCCATCCGAAAGAAGCCTGTCAACGTTGGTTGTGGGGATTATGATCTCGTTAAGTGCAGTCTGGTCAATCAGAACACACTCTTCCATTAAACCCATTAATGTTATCTTAAAAGTTTTTTATCTTTTAATTCTTATAATTTAATTTTTATAAGTTCAGCATATCTTTTCATTTATATTAAATGTCGCGGCCTCGTGGTGGGATTATATCTTTTCACCCACTATGCGTTGCCCCTGACTATAGTTCCTATAGCCTTCGGTTCTGATTCCCATCTCAGGGTTCCAGCTTAATTCCGCGATTTTAAACGGGCAGTTTAATGTTTAATTGGAAGAATGTTCTTTTTCATACACCCAAATCATATCTAAATAACTTTTTCTATTAATTACATTAGAAACCCTATCTTTAGAAATTTTTAAATTTTGAGCAATTTTAGTTTGGGTAATTTTCCCTTTATTATCTAAAATATAATTAATTTGTTCTTGAGTTAAAGGATTTTTTACAGGGCCTCTCTGTCCTTCATAATGCAACTTAATTACGTTTGTAGTATTACACATATTTTCAGCAAAAGATTCTTTTTCTTGTTTTGATAATGATTGAAAAATTTCATAATCTTTTTTATAATGCTTTCCAGAACAGATTCCTTGAACTATATCTTTAGTAACTCCATAAGCTTTTGCACAAGCAGATTGAGAAAAATTTTTAATTTCTATTGTCGAAAGAATATTTAGCACTTGTTCTTGAGTTAAAGATCTATCCCAGTTATTTTTATAATTTCCTTTTAAATTTTTATCTGTAATATTAATTTTTTTAATTAATTCTTGTAATGCTTGCTCATCATATTCTTCTTTTGCTAAATAATCTTTTCTAAAAACAGCTGTAATACTTGTTCTATCACAATTAAAATAATCAGCTAATTTATGTTTTATTCCTTCGTATCTTTGTCCTAATTGATAAATTAAAATAGAAGTTTCGTAATCAAATAGAGTAGGGTGACCTTCTCCTCCCCTAGTTTCATTATAACCATTTTCATAACTATTATATTTAGCTATCTCTTTTACTTCTTCTAATAATAACTCATCATAACTATCAATTTCTATTTCTTGATATGAAATTTGAAAAGCTTCTCTTCCATGCTTATTATAAGACCTCTGAAGCTTATCTGAATGATGTTTTCCATTCTTTAGCGCCTGAAAATGTTTATATATTCTCCATTCTACATCTAAAGTTTGACCAATATATTCCTTGTTAGTTTTAATATTTTTAATATGATAAATATATCCTACCATTTTATACTCCTTTTTTCTAATATATTAGAAAATTAGTAAAGAAGAATTATTTAAAATTGTCCACAATGATGACAACATAGTAAAATTTTTTCTACCCGTTCTACGTTGTCCTCTCGAACTCTCCCTTGCCGCAAGAATATCAATAGTAGAACCATTTTTAAATACATATTTTACATTATCCTTAGCTTTAGTCGTTTTACCTCTATCTAAATCTAACTCGTTAGCTAGGCATGGAAGAAGCCTACATATTTCTTCTATTTTTGCGATGGTGATGCTCGCTGCTTGTTCCTTACCACCTGTAGTCACGAATAAATGCGAATTGGGATATAAAATACATCGTATCATTAAAATCATCATAGATAAAAATGATTTTGAATCTTTATATTCTATGTAAATCGTAACTTTACATACGTTCTCTTATGAACTGCTATATATTTCTATATAGAATAGACTATATCACATTTTTATATAAATATAAAAATCTTCCTATTTCGATTTAAGGGATTTTCACCCGCCGCATTAACTTCGGCCCTACTTCTATTGCCTCTATTTATATTCCGAGGAGGCTATTTCAGAATAGTCGTTGAACCTTTATTTAAATTAAATATACTTAAAAATAAAACCACCATGAGTTTTATTTTGCCCTCTACATACTTTAGAAATTGTACTACTATCTAATTTTAATTGTTTAGCTGCTTCCCTTGTAGAAGGAAAAATATTTAATAACTCATCATCTAAAGAATATTGACCGACTCTTTTTGCACTATTATTAACTTGTTGTTCATAAAGTGCTGCAATAGCATTTTCACTATTAGTAATTTTTCTTAAATTATTAATATTATTATTTAATTTATTAGCATCAATATGATCAATAACATAATTTTTATCAATTAAATATTCTTCATCATTAAAAAGACAATAAACTAATTTATGAATAAGAAAATCTTTAACTTTTCCATTCTTACTTAATCTAACTTTATAATATCCACTCGCAACTGAAGGTTTTAAAAGTCTATTAGTAATAACATTTTTTATCCTACCTTTATTAGAAATTAAATAATTATTATAATCTTCAAAAGTTTTCCATTCTTCGTTAGGAAGGTCTTTATCATAATATTCGGTCTTCCTATTCTTGGAAATTAAATTATTATTATAAGCATGAATAACATTTTCAGAATAGCTAACCCATTCAAGATTATTTATATTATTATTTAATTTATTACCATCTTTATGATTCACAACTGGCAGATTATTTGGATTAGGAATAAATGCTTCTGCTACTAGTTTATGTGCATAAAACATTTTTTTCAAGCCATCTTTAGATAGCCTATAATATTTATAACCATTTTCAGATATAGAGCCTTTTAAAATTTTATTAGTTTCTATATTTTCTACATCTCCATTATCATAAATATTATATTTTTTATAATTTTTAATTTGTGTTTTCATTTTTAACTCCTTTAATTTAAATACTTGGCTGCGGATTCCCATAATCATCTTTATTTCCCTCACCTTTCACATAAATATGAAATTAGGGTTCCCGCAATTAAAGAAGTTTGTCAAAAATTTTATAATTTTTATTGGCGCAAACTTTACGCTCTCGGAAATGTTGCATAGACATATCTATGCCTCATAGCAATTCTTAAAAAAATTCTCTGATAAAAATAAAAATGGAATGTACTATCTTCACCCTTAAAATAATCTACAAATAAATCTGGATATTCTCTAAAAAAAGCAATCATATCTCTTAGATTATCTACTTGTGCCAATAAACGTTCCTCAGAAAGTCCTTGTTTTTGAGTTCGTGAAGAAGATAACTCTAACAATTTTTGTAAACTCATATTATATTATCATCCTCCTGTTCTAAAATTATTTTATCTTGTTCTTGCTCTTCTTTTATTCTGTCTAAATTCTCTTGAATATCTTGGTCTGTCAATTCATAATTTTCTAAACCTTTTTTCTTTGCTTCTTCTTTATCTTTTTTCATTTGCTCATTAATTTCTTTCTTTTTAATATAATCTTCAATTTGCTTAGCAAGAGCAGTATCTTGATAGATAAGAGACTTATTATAATTTTTTAAATCTTTAATAATTGTATCAACAATATCTTTATCTTCTTTTATTTCAAACTTAGGAATTTGACCACCAACTTTTTCACAATAGGCTACCATAGTTCCAATACAATCAACGAAGTCACCCTGTTCACCTTTATTTTGGGCGGCAGTAAATTTTGCGGACTTACGCATCGCATCATAAACCCTAGATAATTTTTGATAAGAATCAAAATCACCAATATCAATAGCTTCATCCATTTTTAAATAAGTTTTACACAATAGTAATAAGGTACTAGTAGTATCCGCATCGTGAATATCAAAAGAAGACATCATTTCATTATAATGCTTTTCTAATTTTACCCATTGATTAGGTTTATATAATCTACCCCATTTCATAGCTAAGTATATTTTATCATCATTAGATAATTCTGCGGCGGGGTCGATTAGTTCGTCTTCACTCATGTATTCATGCTCATTATGCACGGCTTCGGGCGCAGGTACAGGAGCTGCCGCACTTATCTCCTCATGTTGAGTTTCGGTGCTCATTAATGTTTTATATTCAGCTTCTGAAATTTCTCCATTTTCATACCGCTTTTGTACTTGCTCTTCTAATATCTTCTGTTGGGCTATAGCAACTTGCCGTTTTTTCTCATTTACGGCAATAATTTTTTCAGAATCCGCAAAGTGATAAGGTTCATGGGTTTCCTTATTCATAAACTGAGTAAGTTTCATTTTAGATAAATATTTACCTAAAACAGACATTCCAGTCATTTTTAGAGGATCTTTCGCAAAAGCGGCATCACGTATTTTATTCCACTCTTCTGGAATATAAGGTAGATCCATTTTTTCTAATATCCAAACAAAAGTAGATTCATCAAAATTGTCAATATGCATTGTTAAACATTTTTTACATAATTCTGTTTTTCTGCCATCTCTGTAAGTATAAAATTCTTTTTCATTTAATGCTCTCCCGCATTTTTGACAAGTATAACTTACACTCATAACGTTTTCCTCCTTTCTAATTATTTATATTTTTACTAAAAAAATTAAAGTAAAAAGTCCTTACTTTTTCTTATTTCTACAGCATTTACAAATACTGTACCAACCATCTTTAGAAGTTTTATTTTTACTAAAAAAACGATTATGAGCTAATTTAATTTCACCACAACGAGAACATTTTTTCCATTTACCATATTCTTGAGTAGTATAATACCACATTAAGTAGTCTTCTTTTGCCTGTTCCGCTAATAGCTTAGGTATTTTATTACGCCATAAAGATGAAATATACTCAACAGAATGTTTGATACCATAATCTTGTTCTAGAATTTTTTGGATGTCCGCATTTTGAATACCATCAATTTTATATGTAAGTAAATCATAATATAAAGGATATTTATCTTTTAAAGTATTATTAATTAAATTTTCTAAATCTTGCATTAAGTAATATGAGTCGCTCCAAAATTTACCATAACAATCTGCTTTTAGTTGAGAATAATTGCACAATAGAGCAGAAATATGTTTAGGATTATATAATGAAACTATACAATTACTTTTTACATCTCCATTTTCATCTATTGTTACTTTTTCATCTAAACGCAATTTAGAAAAACTTTTTGTTACATTCATCATATACATTGGGCGGCGGTAGGCACTTCGGATCACATACTGGTCCTGGTGCATTTCTATTAGTTGTTTCTTTAATAAAAATTTCTTTTTTCCGGTTGCTGCCTTCATTTGCTTCTCTATTTCTTCTATTGATTCGTGCAACTCCCGCAATGCAGGAATATCATCTAAATCTTGTTGAGTAATAGATATCTTTGGCATAAGAATAATATTTTTATCTTGAATCATCATATTATAAATACCATCTTCGCCATTCTCAAGTTGCTCAGCGAGCCCTTGAAACGAGGTCTCCCGCTTGTTAACAGTTACCATTCTATTTTCAGTTAATATCTTTTTTTGTTGTCTTTCTGCTTTATCCATAGCAAAAATAATATAATCTGCTAATATAGTTAAATAATTATTAGTAAGCTGTTCAGGAGGCGTTTCGTCAATTATTTTTTTAACTAATTCATTTCTTTCTTCAGGAGTTTTAAGAGAATAATCCAATTTCCTAGTAGGTTTAATGTCTTCCGCAACTAATTGTTCTTCTAGGTTTTCATTCTCTTGTTGACATTCTTCTTCTAAATCAACGTCTTCTGAAAAAATGAAATCTTCTTTACTTATGTCTGCCATAAACTCTCCTTTCTTTATCTACAAATATTATACCATAAAAATTTTCGTTTGTCAAGACTAGCTTAAAGAAAATTGGTTGATTTTTTAAAAATTTTTTGTTATAATATAAGTAGAAAAAGAAAAAACAAAAGGTTAATAAAAAAATAATTGATTTTTATAAAATTTTTTGTTATAATATATATAGAAAAAGAAAAGAGGTTAATAAAATATATGGCTAATTTATTATTTTGTTTAGAAAATCTAAGATTATTTGGTATTGGATGTCATGTTGAAATGGTCAGAGAAACTAGTCAAATCATAGAATTTAATTTAATTGTAAATAGTAAAATTATAGGAAAATTAATTTATCATTTAAAACTTCAAAGCTGGTTTTTACAAGAGAATAAAGGTCAACTTCATAAATTAGAAGGCACAAAAGAAATTACAACTTTAATATTAAAAGAAAATACAAAATCAAGAGAGGAAATGAACGATATGCCTAAAATTAAAAATGTAATTTTTAACTATCCTGCAACTATTGTTTTTTGGGAAGATGGAAGTAAAACAGTAGTAAAATGTGGCGGAGATGATGTTTATGATAAAGAAAAAGGCTTAGCTATGGCAATAGTAAAAAAGATGAGTGGCAATAAGGGTAATTTTAATGACGTCTTTAAAAAATGGTGCTACAATAATGAGTAAGGAAGAAGAACTCCAAAAGTGGCTAGAGTATTTAGAAATAGTAAAGTTACACAATGAAAAATGGTGTCTTATATTTGTAAAATATCACGATACAGCAATAGCTTTAAGAGATATGGGATATACAGTAATGAATACTCAAGAGATATGGTTAGATGACACAATAACATATAAAGTAAGTGGCGGGGACCTCGGTTAGGGAGCGCGTAGTCTCCATTCCCGCATAGGAGAAAAATATGACAACAGAAGAATTATTAAATAAGATAGACGTATTATTAAAAGCGGATATGCCTGAAGTCCCATCCGCAGAAGAGACTCGCGCAATCGCTACCGCAGAAGCTAAAGCGCGCAAAGAGAGAAAGAAAAATAAAGAATTAAAGAAAATAATTCAAGAGATTAATGAGAATGCTGGTCTTGGCTATTTTAGTATAGGCGAGAGCATTTATATAGAAGAGATAGAGAATGTAGATTTGTTACTAGAGGCGGGGTATATTGTTACAGCGGCTGAAGGTCCCAATGGTGAAAAAGGTACATTCTATGATGTAAGTTGGGAGGCGGAAACCGCTGAAAGTGAGGTAACCGCATGAAAATAAGAAAACAGCCGCTGCCGTCCGCAAAGAAAATCGCTAAGCGCGGACTATATGAAATGATGTGGGGTGCAAAACCTAGAGATTATAGTAAATATGGAAGAGGTAAGAAGCAAGATGGTTCAAGTTAAGTATAAAGGAAATCAGTTACCGCTTGATAAAGAAAAGAAATATAATGCTAGACTCTTGTATGATGATGATATGGAATATGTTTATATTAGAATAGATGATATAGTTAAAGTATATGATGGAAGAGAAGAAATGCAAAAAGATTGGGAAGTGTATTATGATTAGAGTAAAATATATTGGTGATGATAAAAGTACAGGTTTTAAAAAGGGAAGAAAATATTTTATAAATATAACAGAACGTGGAAAATGGATATTTGTAAATGGGTTCTTTGGTAAAGGAACTGCTTATGGAGATATGAAAGTTTTTCAAGAAAATTGGGAAGCTAGTAAAAATGATGATGGGTGGAACGCAAATTTTAAGATGTAAAGTAAAGGCTTGGGTATAGTGCTCAAGCCTTATTTTTTATTTTCCCAGAAATAGATGGGGGGCGTTTTATGGAAACGGAAATTACTTTTGGAGGGGGAAATGTCGTGGGGAGGGCTAATTCCTACTATTTCTCTAGGAATTCCCACAAACGTACCCCGCCTTTTTGTATTTTCTGATCACTTCTGCTCTTTTGTCTATTGTTGCCACAAAAATTTGTTCGCTCTTCTGTTTTCTGCGTTGCGTGGGTACAATTCTTTTGCTCGTTCAACCACGCAACAAGTGGTGTAAAAAGTACAAAAAATCAGTCAAGAAAAGACAAAAATTTTTTTAAAAAAGTTGTTGACAAAATGCTTGTTAAGTAGTATCATGTAGACAGTTGAAAACAACAACAACTTGAAACTTGACAACTTAATCAATTTAAACATCAACAAGCTAACTTGTTAAGGCTTGCTAAAGAATAGAGACAAGAGTGACTACAGGCACTTAAACCCTGTAGGGTGAAAAACCTATAAATTTTAATATTGAGGTAAATAAAATGACAAAACAGGATTTAGGAAAAATAATACGTTATAGTATTCAAAACTTAATTTGTGCTAATTCTTTATACCATAGTACGCTTGAAAGCATAAAGACATATAAATTTCTCGGCGAAGAAAACATGGTAAAATATAATTGTGAGAAACTAGCACAACACCAATGCTTTGCAACTGATACACTTAAAGAATTAAACAAAGCTATTAAAGATTATGAACAAGCTAATTGTAAAGATTGTTCAGCTTATTATACGTTATCTATAACTCTACAGAGTAAATTAGACGAACCATACGAGTTTTTACTACAAGTACCAATTGATATATATCCTATAATTACATGTACTATTATTGCCAGCTTTAATTCTACATGGAATAAAAAAGGTTGTACTATTACTTATTAAATAAAACATAGGTTGAGGCTGGAAGCCTCAACCTACCAAACAATAAAATATTAAGACAAGAGGTAAACAATAATGAGATACAATATCACTTTTCATGGAATACATTTTACAATTCTTGAGGGAAAGGACTCCAATAATAACACCTACTGTATGTTAACTAGTCCACTTTTTAAACAAGCCATAAGGGTTTATGGCTCACGTTACAATGCACTTGAATATATTAAGGGGGTGACGGCATGAGCATAGATACCATGATAGACAACGTTATTAAACGTTATGGATTTTATGACGAGCAAACCTATGTATTTTGTTGCTTAGTTTGTGACTATGATAAACGTATGCTAACTTATGACAGCATTAAGGCACAATACGATTATATTATGAGATGAGGTGACTATTATGACTAAACAGCTTTCAAGAAACAGAGTAGTAACTTATAAGGGGATAGCATTTACCTTTAACCCTTATATTAGCTATGTGGAGTTTTCAAACGGAGATATGATATTTGTTCCAAACGGATATGATAGCACTGTAGAAAACAAGTGCTTAAGACATATTGATAAAATGTGTAAACAAGAAAACGAGAAAATGGTTGCTTTGTACCTCAATTGAGGTACAAACGCCAACTACAAACTACTAAAAATATAATGAAAGAATAAGGATTTTAACAATGACTGAAAACAAACTTTATCACAAAATGGCAGAATGTATTGAAGAAATGCGCATGGCTTTTAATTGCATGAGTATAGCAGCAACAGGTTATCATGATGATTATGTTGCAGACTTTGCAAACTGGACTTTAAAGCTGCAAGGGCTTATCTTAAACAGCCAGCCACTCGAAAAAATAGAAGAGTTTTACTCCGTCGGTAAACTCTATACGAGAAACAGCTTACGAGATATTCTTAATGATTATATCTCGGACCTCTTGGAAGATATGGAAGAACCTTGCCAGCTTATTAGGATTGGCACTCTGTATTTGCCTATGGAGCAACTCTCGCCTAGCACAATGGAAAAGATTTTTAAGGCTATGGACTCATACTTATTTACTAAGGATAAAGTATTACTTCCCTATGATGGGTTCATTGACCAGAAGGGCAAATATATCATTGCTTTTAATTAATAATTAAAAATAAGGGCGATTGTCAAAAATCGCCTTTTTATAATGTTCAACAAGAGCAATACCCTAACAAAAGCAATCAATAAATACCCCTCAAATTGCGGCAGTTCGCTATAGCGCGCACATACCTAGATAATGCAGAATTATAGCAACCTTCCCGCCTTTCTTCACTATTGAAATTTATAAAATTTTATGTTATAATATAAGTATAAAAGATAAGAAAGGAGCAGAGCTATGAAATTAGATTTAAATGAACTTGCTGCGTTAAAAATGATTTTAGAGTTTGTTCCAGTCAAAGAACTTATATCATCAGCTATGAAAAATTTTGCTGAACAAGATACTGTTCAATCTCAAGATAACGCAGATTTATGTTTTAAAGCTATTTCTTCATTTCTAAAGTAATCTATGCAACATCTACTTTTGAAACCGCATACGGTCGATGTGCGGTCGGCTCAGCCCCAAACAGCATATAGTCAAACATTTTAAGAACCCTTTTCCAGTTGTTTCAATCTATAATTCATTTCCGAAATTAAAATTTAATAAAGTAGTTACTCTACGGCGCGGTGACGAGCGTCAGTAAGGAGGTGCGCCGCATTTGCCTTCTTTGTGCACATTGCACAATTTTAACACTGAATTTTTGTGCAAAATTACCACTTGAAAAATCCCGTATTATCTGCTATAATTTAGATACAAGGTAAGGAAAGCAAGCCTTCCCCCTTAAAAATAAAATTAAAAAAGTGCTTGACAAAAATAAAAAGAAGTGCTATAATTAAAGTATAAAAAAGAAAGGTGGTATAATAAAAATGACCAAAAGAGAAAATGAAATTTATGATTTTTTAGTAGAAAATGGAGTAGCTACAAGTGATGAAATTAACCTAGTCCGATGTATAGTATCGGGTTCATGGGAAGAGATTTACAATAGCATTATATATGCTCGTACCGGCTATAGAAATTATGAACAACTTTTAGATGCAATAGTAGATGAAGTAATCAGCGAGATATGGGGGTAATTTATTATGGTAGAAGTAAAAAGATATAAATATTATGAGTATGGTTGGGAATGGCTAGATTCAGTTTATATGGATTTTACACGATTATTATTTGCAAAAGATATGCCAGAACATGAAATTAAAGCAATATTTGCCAAAGTATGTGCAGAGGAACTTAAAGAACAGTATGAAGAGACACATTTTGATGAGCCTTGCAGTATAGACCAGTTTATAGAAAATGAATTTGACTACATGGAAGCATCTATTTATCAGATTTATGAATAAAATAAGGGGCACCCGTAAAAATCAATAGCGAGTGCTCTCAAAGAAAGGAAAATGCGGGAAGGGAGGCAAAATGCGCCTCTCTTCTTTGATTGGGCGGGGCGTTTGCGATGGTTCTTTAGCAAACGCCCCGAAAGATCCATTATACTACTCCTCAGTCATTTTGTCAAGCGAAAATTTGAAAAATCTTGCACAAAGATTTATCCCAAAATCCCCCCTTTTTTTGTGCAACATTCCCCCTTGACTTTTTTGCCTTCCCGCAGTATAATTTAGGTACAAGGTAAGGAAAGCACACGAGAGTGCAAAACAAAAACCTTTAAAAAAATTAAAAAAAGCACTTGACAGATAGTAATTAAAGTGCTATAATAAAAGTACAAAAAGGAAAGGTGGTAAAAAGAAAATGAGAAGTCCTCCAAAAAAATAAAAAACTACTTGACAAACTTTAAACAATGTGCTATAATAAAGATACAAAAACAAAAAAATAAAAAATAAAGAAAGAGGTCGATAATGATGACAGAAACAAACACAACTAAGAAAACAACTAAGAGAGATTACTTCACTATGATTAAGCCTATTGTAGAGGCTAGTGATGTAGAAAATAAGGAAGATATTATCTTCTTTATCGAGAATGAGATTGATAAGCTTAATAAGAAATGTAGTTCTCGTTCCAACGCAACTTCTGAAATTAATGAAGAACTTGCAGAAATCGCTTATGAGGTACTTTCAGAGAGTGACACTCCTATGCGAATTAGTGAAATGCTCAAGGACTCTCGCCTTACTTCTTATACGGTTGACGGTGAGGTTAAGACTATGAGTAGCTCGAAGCTTACTGCAGTAGTTAGTGTTCTTGTAAAGGCTGGCAGAGTAGTCAATACTAAAGAGGGTAAGAACTCTTACTACTCTGTAAAGTAAAAATGAATAAGGGGGAACACCTAGTTCCCCCGATAATACCACACTGATAGTATAAATGGATAATAGGCGAGTTCGAATCTCCCCAGTGTGACTAAACTTCAAAATTTTGTTTACCTCCTATAGAAAAAGAGCAAGGGTAGAAATGCCTTTGTTCTTTTTTGCTTTGGGCGGCTGATTTGCGGGCGTTTTACTGCAAATCAGCCGAATATTCCATTGTACCATACTCTTGGTATTTTGTCAAGCGAAAATTTGAAAAATCTTGCACAATTTTTTATCCCGAAAAGCATTAATTTTTGTGCAACTTTACCCCTTGACGTTTTCTGATTTATTTGCTATAATCTAATTACAAGTTAGGGAAAGACCTCAAGAAAGCAAACTTGAAAAAATAAAAAATTAAAAAAGTTCTTGACAAGCTTCCTTAAAAGTGTTATAATAAAGGTACAAAAAGGAAAGGAAGGATAACAAAAAAATGAAATTTTTAATTACTTTTATTATTCTATCAATTATCAATGTGGTATTTTCCACTATTAGAACAATTACTACCGTAAAGAGTAGTAAAGGCGTAGCAAGTGTTATAAGTGGCGGGTATTTTGCTTTTTATAACATAATGCTGGTTTATACTGTATCAAATTTCCCTATGTGGGAAAAGTGCTTGATTACTTTTATTTGTAATGTTATAGGTGTTTATACAGTAAAGCTATTTGAAGAAAAAGCTAGGAAAGATAAACTATGGGTGGTTCAGATGACGGCAAGAACCAAATATGCAAACGACTTAGAAATGATTTTAATTAAGTCAAAAATTCCTTATACGGATTTTGCAACAAGTGATGAAAGATATGTTATCTTTAACGCATACTGTTCAACGCAAGAGCAGAGTTTGGCTGTAAAAGAAATTGCAAAAACATTTAATGTAAAGTATTTTGCGACAGAAAGCAAGGCTTTATAAGCCTTGCCCCCACAAAATAAATAAAGAAAAGAGGTTAACAATTATGAAAAGAGTGATTTATACTATTGGAAATATGGAAACTACATCTTATGAGCTGGCAAGAGAAAAACAGCCTACAGGTAAATTAAATGTAAAATATGAGGAAACTAAAACAATTATATCAGTTAAGCCGGAAACACTAGCAAAAAGACAAGAATATTTTAGAAAATTAAGAAGTAAAAAAGAGGTATAAATATTATGGGAAGCATTGGTGACTATATAAATAATGAAATTTCTATGACTTTATTTGAAACAGTAATTGATTTTATTAATGTAAATAGTTTAGAGGGCGGGAACGCCCTCTATTTTTAATGGGCGGAGCGTTTGCGATGGTTCTTTAGCAAACGCTCCGAAAGATCCATTATAACACACCTCACCACTTTTGTCAAGCGATTTTTTCAAAAAAAATGCACAAAATTTTATCCCGAAATTAGCAAATTTTTGTGCAGTATTCCCACTTGATTTTTGGACAATTGTTTGCTATAATCTAAGTACAAGTTAAGGAAAGCAACTTTAAAGCAAGGTAGCACAACAAAAAAGCTTGTAAAAAATTAAAAAAGCACTTGACAAACTTAATTAAAAGTGCTATAATAAAGGTACAAAAAAGAAAAGCAACTTTAAAAAATAGCTTTAAAAAATTAAAAAAGTACTTGACAATAGTAAAAAAGTATGCTATAATAAAAGTACAAAAAGGAAAGGAAGGATTTAATAATCTTGAAGAAAAAAACTTATTTTATGGTACTTGATACCGAAACAGCAAACGGGCTTGAAAATCCCTTACCCTATGATATTGGATATGCTATTTGCGATAGGCATGGCAATATTTACCTCACTCGTAGCTACGTTATAGATAACATATTCTTAGGTGAAAGGAACTTAATGAATTCAGCCCATTTTGCAAAAAAAATCCCTGCCTACTGGGATGATATTAAAGCTGGCAAACGTATATTGACTTCACTATACAACGTACGCAAACAGATACTAGCCGATATGAAAGAGTATAACATAACTCAAGTAGGTGCTTATAACATGGGTTTTGACAAACGTGCCCTCAATAATGATATGAAATATTGTTCTAACGCAAAATCTCATTGGTTTTTCCCAGAAGGTACAGAGTTTTTCTGTATATGGAATATGGCTTGTGATGTGATTTTAAGCAGACCTAGTTATATTAAGTTTGCAGAGGAAAATAGGTTCATTTCTAAAAATGGCAATATACAGACCTCCGCAGAATGTGCATACCGATATATTACTAAAAATGCAGATTTTGTAGAAAGTCATACTGGACTTGAAGATGTCCTTATAGAGGTCGCTATTATGTCATATTGCTATAGACAGCATAAGAAAATGGATAAAACTCTTAATAGCAGGTGTTGGTACAAAGTACAAAAAGCAAAAGCAGAAAGAGGTGCATAATGAATGGCAAAAAGTAGAGAAAAGCTTATTGAGGAAATTATGAAAGATCTCAAAGATGATAACATAACCTATGAAGATGCTTGTGCTATCGCCGACCAAGAGATACACAATAAACAGTGTGCGAAACGCAACTATGTGATTAGTGAAAATCGCCCTAAGACACCTAAAAAAACAAAAAAGGAAGATAAGGAAAAACTAGCACTTATCCACTTCTTAAAATTTTGCTTAACTCGTACTAGTAAATCTAAGAATATAGATTTTGAGGTATTAAATGTAGAGATAGCCAAAGAAGGCGAGATTACTTTTAACGTAGGTGATGACGAATTTTCATTAAAGATTATTCGTCATAGAAACAAAAAATAAGGGAATAGGGCATAAGCCCTATCCCTAAAATAAAAATATATTATAAAGAAAGAGGTAGTTTATTATGACAAAAAGAGAAAATTATGCAATCATTAAAGGTATCGTAGAAACAAGTGACGTTGAAAATAAGGAAAATATCCTTGTTTTCATTGAACATGAGGTAGAATTGCTTGATAACAAGAGAAGCAAAGATAAGGAAACAGCAGCCGTAACAGAAGAGCTGGGCAAGACTATTAGAGCTATTCTTGCAACCTATGACGAGCCTGTTTCAATTTCAGAATTGTTACGCAATACTGATATTCCATCTACCTATACAGTAGGTAAAGAAACAAAGGTTATGAGTGCGCAGAAGCTTACTTATATCGTTGGTAGATTAGAGGGTGTAGTTAGAACAGAAGTAAAAGGCAAGCCTTACTATTCAGTAGAAGTATAGGGTGAACATGGTTTCCAGAGGGGTTCGAGTCCCCTCACACCTTTTAAAATTCAATTTTTGGTAAAAAATCCTCCTTTCATTGCGGGAATGGTGCTAAAAAGTGCCACCCCTCAAGATAATTTCATGCAAAAATGCTTATTTTTTAAGTGTTTTTGCATTTTTTGTGCGTTTTTACATGAAAAATAAATAAAAAATGACATTTTTTAAATAAAAATGACATTGGCAAGCTGGGGAGAATGTGATATACTGGACGGAGCGTCCACAATCAGGACGCTCCGTTTCTACCTTCGGAGCACTTATACGGAATTTTTTTCTAGTTGTTTGACCCTTCACTTTCATACCGCGGTTTCCCGAAAACACCCACATACCGCATCTATACCGAGCTCCCGCCCCTCATACCGCTGCCTCCCGCACCTTCAATTTTACTAACCCATAACGCCCTGCTAAAATTTTCATATTTTTATCCAAAAATTTTTTCTTCCCTCCAAAGTTTCGTCAGAATTATAATTTAACAAAATAATCAATAAATAATATACCTTACGTACAGCAAAACCAAAAGAGAGACTCAAATTTTTTTAAAATAAGGTACACTAATAAAAATACTTATATAGGCAGCGGCAACCTTGGTTCGGGGCTACAAGTCTCAACTACCGCCCAAATTTTCTATGTAATCATTTACTTTGCTACTCTTGTCTTATACTTTTTCAGAAAACCTATATTTTAGCAAAATTACGAACAAATAATATACCTTACGTACAGCAAAACCAAAAGACCTCTCCAAAAAAATTTTTAGACAATCGAAGATTGCCTAACATTTGAAATCTATAAAAATTTATGTTATAATATATATAGAAAATAAAAAGGAGATATATATAATATGGCTATTAAAGATATGTCACTTGAAGATTTAATTAGAAGTGGTAAAACATTAGAAGAAATTAAGAAAGACTTTGATACACGTCTTGCGGATGCGGCATCAAGAGTAGAAAAAGAAAGGGCCGCTGCCAAAGAAAAAGCTAAGAAAAATATTCTTATTATCAAAGCAAGAGAAAAGATGATTAGGGCAATGTTAGATTATCTTGTTGCTCTTGGTACAATAGAAGATTATAATGATGCAGATGTAGAAGTCTTATCAAAAGGAATTAAAGAAACAGAGGGCGGATTTGCTACAAAAGGAAAAGATAATGAAGAGTATGCGGATGAGGCTTTGAGGCGCTTCCTAGAAAGATTATTTTAGGCAGCGGGATATTAAGGCTACCTATGAAGGGTAGCCTCTGAACCTTGATAAAAGAATAGTTAGGCAACTGAAAGTTGTCTAACGGGTAGTAGGGACGAGGAGTAAATGATTAGGATATATAGCGAGGACGGGCGGCCACCGCATATTACCTATTTTATTGCATATTTTATTGCATATTGCATATTTTATTGCATATTACCTATTTTATTGCATATTTTATTGCATATTACCTATTTTATTGCTTATTTTATTACATATCACCTATTTTATTACCTATTTTATTACCTATTTTATTACCTATTACCTATTTTATTGCTTATTTTATTACATATCACCTATTTCACTACCTTTTTAGCAACCTCTCTACTCACCTATATAATATTTCCCTACCCTATCCTATCCTTTCAGTAATTTCCCCTACCTATCTAATAATTTTTTACCCTACTTCACTACTTACCTTTATAACCATTTCCTTTCTCTTTTATTACCCCTTCTACCTTATAATCTCTTCAATAATTATCCTTATCTTTTTATGTTAATTAACTAAAAAAAATCAAAAATCAATTTTTTAAATCCTTCTCTTACCATTTTTAAAAAATCATTAAATACCCTTCTTACACAACCTCAATAGTAACAAACCTATGCCCCTTATCCCCATTTTCTTCAAATACCTCATGTAGATATTGGGCAACCTTCGGTTGTCCAAGGATTGAAAAATTTAATATCACTCTTCTCATAAAAAAGCATTCCCGCACTGAGGACACTGCCCCCCAAACGCAAATTCTATGACTTTATCATACCTATTAACCGTTAGTCAACTATTAGTCAACTTTCAGTTGACTAACATTTATTAGTCAACTTTCAGTTGACTAACATTTTGTTCAACCTTATCAAAAGAAGTCAATACTAACATATTAAATGCTCCAATCTCTTCAATCAACTTATCATAGGTTTCCCTATCAACCTTCAATTTCTTACACACCCATTGTATATCCTTCTCTAAAAAAGGTAAATCATCCCAATCGCAGATAATCTGATACATCTTAAATGCGGCGGGGGACATGTGTTTGCGCGCAAGCTCCATTAAGAATACATCTTCACTCATTCTCTTTTTTAATTTTCTTGTTTTTCTCATTTTATTATTGGACAACTTTCAGTTGCCCAACATCTCCTTTCTTTTAGTCAACTGCAAGTTGGCTAATATTTGAAATCCGCCCGCGTAGAGAATTGAAACATACTCGAATATGAGAGCGAAGCTCGAATATGAGTTATGTTTCAATTCGACTCTGTAATATATTATAATATTTCTGGTATAACTTTAATACCACTATGGGTATAATTTTAATACCACCTAGCAAAATTAGACCTCATAAGCGCCACAACTCAAAATTTAAATATAGGTATAATTTTTATACCCATAGGTATAATTTTAATACCACTTTATATTTTGCTAATAGGTCTAACTTTAATACCACTAAATATTTTTATTAACAAAACTAGCAAAAGTGGTCTAAATTTAATAGTTTACTTAAGGATATATAATATATATATATTGGTTAAGTAAAAATCCAAAATCTTGCAAAAATGGTCTAAATTTTAATACTACTAAGCATTTTTATTAACAGTAATAATCATTTCTTCTTCAATAGGCATTTCATAAAAATTATAATGATTAGAACCATTCTTATCTTGTACCAAATACCCATACTCTATTAATTCATTAATACCCGCCAGATATGTAGACCTTGATATATTACAAAATCTCATAGCATCTACTTTTGATAAAGCAAAAGTATAGTTATTTTGATTCTTACCTAAATAAAACCATAATTTAAAAGTATTAGGTTTAAGAAGCGTCATAGCACGGCTTGCCGCATCTATATTTACGGTAGAATAATAATGATCACTATCGCACATAGCTTTCATAGTAGTTATTACTTTTTGATTTTCTCTTGTTTCCATTTTTCTTCCTCCTATATAATTTGATTCCACTCAGGAAGATATTTTCTTCTATAATAAGCTTCTCTTTCAAAACGATTATTTTTATTACATTCTTCCAATATAATAAAATCCTTTTCCTTTAAGAATTGTCTTTTCCTACAATGTTGCTCCATCCTCATATTTAAACAACAAGTAGAACCAATATACATTATTTTTTGATTTTGAATAATAGCATAAATATAATTTTTCATTTTTCCATTTTGTTTCATATCTGCTAAATATAAATCAATTTTCTTCCTACTAACCCCTAGCCTTCTACTAATACTTTCATCAGTTTCAAAAGGGTATCTTTCTTTGTAAATAATATATGCTATATAAGTAGCAGGATATATATTAAAAGTTTCTCGTATAAAATTAATTTCTGCTTTATTTAATTCATATCTATTATCAACAATAATATTATTATCTTCTTGCGTAATCATATTTTCTTCCAATAATATTTTATAATATTTTGATATTGATTGTCTTGTTTTACCCGTTTTCTTTGCAATATCAGAGAAATTAATTTTACTTATTGTATCTGAGTATAATACTAAATATAAATATAATTCATTAGTTAAATAATTCGTCATATTTTCGGCTCTCTTTCCTAACTAACCGTAACTTTCCTAAACTTTTCCCAACCTATTCTCCTCCTTATTTACTGCTGCTGCGGGAATGTTGCTTTGAGGCGCCTCAAGTCAAGGTCACCGCATTACTTCTAAATTATTATTTATAACTACAAAAGAATCTCTCCTTTTCTCAATTCCCTCTTGTATCCATACTTCGCATCCGGAATATTCTTCTTCTACACCTCTCATATAGCCATCTTCCACACTTAGTAATCTTTCTTTTGGCAAGAAAATTATATTAGTAAAGCCAGCCATAATTTCTTGGTCATCACGTAAATATATACAATTATTTTTATTTG